TTCATCTTCTTTAATTGTGTGAAAAGATGATGTTAATTTACTCCAATATCTTGCTCCAATATATTCTTTTTTTATTTTCATAACGTAAATATAAACAAAAAAAAAAGGAAAGGAATTTATTTCCCTTCCCTTTTCTTAAATTAAATTAAATTAATTAAATTGATGGCGATGTTTGGCCAACTAATGATGCAAAAACTGCAGCGCTTACATCTGGAACCGGTTCGTTTTCCATTCCATTCATTACAATTACATGGCCTTTTCTATCTCCTTTAAGAACGCCGCTTGTGTACTCATTCGCATCCGCAACTTGTAATCCTTCGCCGAAGCCAAGCGCTACAATTGAACCATCCGCGTTTTCAACCAAAGCAACAACCAAGTTTTGAGCTAATAAATGAAGCTGCGCTCTTAATTCTTTTGTATCCGAAGCCAAAATCATTGATAATGTTTCTTCATAAAAAAGCGTTCCATTGTCTTTATTAACTTTGATTGGCGCTGTATAGCTTGACAAATTCGATTTTAATTTATATCGAAATGTTTCGCCGCTAACCGTTAATGTAGTAATTTGATTGGCTACAACGGCGCTGTTAATTATTTTTCCAACCGGAAAGATAAGAACCGATTTGATCCCGCCTTTTCCATTTGTACAAACGCGGTCATTATATCCCGCTGTCATATCACATAAACCCATTTTTTCCTTTTTTTTATAAAAGGGGAATTTTCATCCCCTTAATTATTAATTATTATTAATTATATTGGCGAACTTGTTCCGTTCCATACTCCAACGTTATTCAAGAAAGGAACTTGAACTCCCGCTCTAAATTTAGAACGAAGATAAATCAAATCATCATCAAAAGAATACCAAAGATCGTAAGATTCGAAATCGCTTGATAAATCCGTACCAAATACGAAATGAGATGAACGGCCAGTATAGATATTATCTTTACCATTTAATCCATTTACTTTCACAACTCGCATGTTTGTTCCTGGTAGTAAAATTTCATCCATTGTTGCAATTGCCGTTGGATCGTAATTGAACAAGTTCAAAGTTACAAGATTCTTTAACAAAAAGTTAAATGATTCACGCCCGCAAAAACAAATAAAATCTTGAGCTTCCGCAACGTTTGCCGGTGTATTTGAGAAACATGCATAAAATACATCATATGCGTTTGATGCTGTTAATGATGCAACCGCTGTTGGATTTAAATCAACACATCCCGCAGCTGTTGTTAACAACTTACAAAATCCATCCATGAAAGCCAAGTTTCCAGATCCCGAAGTTTTGTTTCCTTTCCAAATTAATTTGTCAAGTTCAAAAGCATGAAGCTTTAATAAGTAATCTGTAATTTGTGCCTCAAATGGAAGGTTCTTATCTTCGGCCATTGCTCCAGGTGTTAACGCAATTTGCGCCCAAAATCCCGCAAGATCTTTTTGGCAAAAACTCTTCATGTAACCAAGTGTTTCAACTGCAATATCTCTTTGCGTGAAAACTGTATTTCCGGAATTTGTCATTGTGCAATCGCCAGCTTGATAAACAATTGAATCGTTCATTAAGTTTAACGCTTCGGAACCTTTTATTCCTTGTTGGATTGCAATGTATCTTAATGTTTGCGCTTCCGTTACGGAACGAACAATTAGATCTTGTCTTGTTTCATCTGTGTATGCGGTCAAACCGGATACATCATATGAGAAATTGTTGCTAATATACTTTTTTAAGCTCATTTTATTTATTTTTTAGAATTTATAATTTATTATACTTTTTTAACCATTCTTGGCGCGCTGTTAAGCTGCCAACTTTTGCGAACTTTTCGCTTTCATTTGTTGCATTTATTGGAGCGGATTTGAATGTTTCAAAATCGCTTTTTAATGTTTCAAACTCATTTACTAAATTTGTGTTTTGATCCGCAATAACTTTCATCATTTCGGCAACCGCTTCAAAGCTTGTTGCGAATGAATTTAATTTTGCATCAATAATCAATTCCACTTTTTCCGCACTCATTTGCTCTTCAACTGGAGCTTCTTCGGATGCTTCTTCTTCAATTACTCTTTCATCAATTATTTCTGTAATAATTCCTTGAGCATCAACAACAATTGAAAGCCCTTCAAGATCGCCGCTTAATGCATGCGTTCCTTCCGGTGCCGGGATTGTTTCTGTTTCGGTTACGATAAAAACCGGTTGGCCAACTTCAAGCGAATCAAATTCAACAATTGTTCCATCCATTAAAGATGCTTGTTCAAACTTTTGTTTCTTGGCAAATGACAATTTCATTTCAGAAATTAAATCAAGAACCGCTTTAAAATTTTTATTCATTTTATTTGTATTTAGTTATTATGTTTTCTTGTTCGAAAATTTTGTTTTAAATCAAGCAACGCTTGAAATATTTCACTCATTTGTTCATCTTCTTTTGCATCCATTAAATTGAATACTCCTTCAATTGAAAAGCCATTGAATTTGCCTTCTTTTGCTTGGTTGAATATTTCTTTGTCGGTTACTTTGTAACTAACAATCCAAGATCCATCATTCGCATCTTTGAAACGTTCTGGCGCTGTAAATCCTTTTTCATTATCTATTTGATAAGAATGAATCATATAAATTCCTTTAACAACTTTCGAAGGATCATGATCAAGATTAACATTATTAAAATTTTCTTTGCGCGCATAATCAAATATTATATCTTTTACAGCTTGTTTGGTAAAAACAACATAATATTCTTCGGCTGTTTCTTTTTCATATCGATATATTGGAGTATCCGCGGAAATGGCTATCCCGGTTATAACTTGTTCTTCTTCATTAAATTCAAAAGCCATTTGCTTGGAAAAAGTCATGAAGTTTTTTTCATGCGCCGGTTCCCCAACAAGTGAATTAAAACTAACGGTTGTTTCGGAATCCAATAGATCAATGCTAATTTCGTAAATTGGTAAATCTTTTATCATATATATTATGTATTTTTGTTCGATGAATTTTGTTTATCCATATAAAAAGCGTTCCGAAGAGTTTGAACTTATTCAATCAATTAGATGGATTCGAATGAGTTTTCCCCTGGCAAATGTTTATGTTGTTGGCGATTATTTCCCGGATGTTATTCACATCCCTTGCAAACAATTCAATAATATTCGCGGTTGCGATGTTACAAATAAGATGTTAACTTTTGCAAATCAAATTGGCGGGAAATTTATTTACATGAATGATGATTTCTTTTGTACTCCAAATTTGAAACCCGAACATCCAATTTTTAAGGGAAATTTAATCATAAATGATGATCATCCCCCGCACTATCAAACCGCCGCAATGAATACCCTTGAATTTTTAAAGTATTACAACCGGCCAACTTTGAACTATGAAACCCATTCGCCGGTTTTAATGGATTCTAAACGCTTAATTAAAACATTTGAACAAGTTAACTGGAAGGATGATAATCATTTCATCAAATCAATTTATTTAAATTCTAATGTTCCCAAGAAATCCATTGAAGGATTCAATTGCAAAATCAATTCATCCAACATTCCAACCGCTTTGAAGTATTTGGATGTTCATGGATGCTTTTCAACCGGCAAAGATTTCCTTGATGATGCCGGGGCAACCTGGATTAAAACTTTGATTTTACCTCGGCAACCATAACATTATTTTGCACTTGAGAAATATCGGATTCAAGAACAAATACTTGGCCGGTTGTTGGTATATTTGAACCGTTAAGCAATCCCGCTGTTTCGGTTGTTGCTTGTGTTGTTGTTGTTGGTGCAAATTGTTCCCCGCTTGCTCCAGTAGAACCGCCCCCGCCGGAAAAACTTGGCATTGTTGGCGCGGAACCGCCTTGATATTTTGAGTTTGCAACAACGGCCAATTGCGCAGCTCCAAGCAAACCGGTTGCAACTCCAAAAGGAACCCCGACCGGGAATCCCCCGCCTTCGGCAATTGCTTTCATTACTGCGGCTGCGGTTGAAATTGTTATTGAAGTCATATTCAATGCTTTCTCGCGGTTAAATTTTGCGCGGTTTAATTTCTCTTCTTCATCAAATGCTTTCTTTTGAACGTTATATTTTGCAATTGCAAACTTTTGTTCAATATCGGTTTTTTGTTGGGCTGTTAATCCGGCAACTGAAAGTTCTTGTTCTTGTTGCGCATCCAATCTCGCAAGCTCTTCATCCCTTCGGTTGTTTGATTCTTGAATCTTTTGTTGGTTTGCGTCATTAATTACGGCATTTATTTTATTGGCAAAATCCAAAGCTTTTTGCGCTCCTTCAATAAATGCATATATTTTAGCATTTTCTTCTTCAAAATCCGCTTTGGCTTTATCTTTTGCGGATTGTGCTGCCTTTTCTTTTATGCCTTTTATCTTCTTTTGCTTTTCTTCTTCAAGTTTAATTAATGCAGCATCATGTTGTTCTTGAGTTATTTTCTCATTTGCATTCGTACTGGTTAACATTTCCAACAATCTGGCTTTTGAATCTTTATCTTCAAATTCAATATTGGCAAGCGCATTTTCTTGATCATTCAACATTATATCATTCAAGAATTTTGCGGTGTTTCTCTTTTCTGTTTCATTTTTGGCCGCTTTTTCTTTGTCAATCTTTGAATATTTATCGTTTATTTCTTGAATCTTTATTAACCTTTGCTCTTCGGTAATATCTTTTTGATCAAATGCTTTAT